GTATACGGCAATATACTTGCCTATTGATAATTTTATACGTGATAAAAACGGACGGAAGCTTCCTATAAGGAAAGATAAAGTCTGGAATAAAACCTATGAGAACCGAAGATACAGAATCAAAACCAAAAGGTCGATTGAAGATTATAGTGATGAACCAACTATTCTAATACCATAAATGCCTAAACAATTAAGATACCCATCAGAACTTGCGAATACAGAAAATTCAGATTATCTATCATTTGGTTTCTACAAATATTATCCAGCTTACAGAAAAGAAGGTGCTTTATCTGGTAATAGAGCAGGACTAGAGGCTATGAATCAAACCAATTCGACTAAAAATTACTTTGCAGATAAGACAAAGGCAGAAAAATTAAATACCCCAGATGGTAATTTTGGTCAAAAGATGGGAGAAGACATATTATTATACATGCCACCTGATATTAGTACATCATTTGCTGCTGACTGGGGTGGTAAAGAAGTAAATAATGCAGTTGCAGGTGGTCTTGCTGCTTCTTCAAATATACAATCTAGTGATGTAAAAGGTCTTGCAGATAATGTTATGTCTGGTGTTACATCTCTTGGTGCACTACCTCAATCGACTGCAGCACGTATTACCAAATCAATAGCAGCTGCTGCTGGTAGTAACCTCAATATGAATGATGTTCTAGCAGGTACTACAGGAACCATGTTAAACCCAAATGTTGAAGTATTATTTGGTGGTCCTAAACTACGTAATGTTTCCTTTGCATTTAAAATGTCTGCTAGGAACAGAGATGAAGCAGAGGATATCCATAAGATATGTACGATATTTAAAAAGAACCTACTACCTGGACATAGTGCAAGTAGTAAAATTGCAGAAGGAAATGCAGGTGATATTGAAGGAATATCTGATATACTTATGACGGGTAAATATGGTAATTTCATAGAAGTACCAAATTTAGTAATGTTGAAATACATGAAGGGTTCTAAAATGCACCCATATCTCTCTCAATACAAATCACTTGCCTTAACTAACGTAGATGTGAATTATACACCTGATGGGGTATATTCAACATTTGTTGATGGTTTTCCAACAGCAGTTGAGCTTAGAATATCTCTTGTAGAGACAAAACTTGTATATAAATCAGAAGTAGAAATACGAGAACAAGGTAAAGTAGGAACAAGAAGCTGGAGTTACTAAATGTACTTTAATACTCAACCAAAAATAGAATACGACTTAAAACCACAGAGTTTCCCATTTTCAAGCTCTGATTTTACAATTGCGAATAACTTCTTCAGAAGGGTATCTGTGGATCAAGATGCATTCGGTTATATTGGGTATTTCAACAAATTTGCTATTCCTAATAATGTGAGGATAGAAACTCTAGCAGAAGGAATTTATGGAGATGCTCAGTATGATTGGATTATTGCTATATCCAATAATATAACAAATGTCTATACTGACTGGCCTCTATCAGAAAACGCTTTACAAGTTTGGGCAGAAGAAAAGTATGGAAGTCAAATATACAGCGATATCAGATATTACGAAATTACTGAAGATGTTAAAAATGAGGCAGGAACGATATTTTTGAAAAAAGGGCAAAAAGTTGATAAAACCTTCTATGACGGTAATTTCCAATATAACTCCCAAGACGTAAATAACACAATTATCACTATTGCTGGAAATACCATATCTAAAGGTATTTCTATATTTGAGGATGAGACCAGAATAAATGAATCTAAAAGAGAGATCTATATACTCAAAAGTGAATATTTATACGAATTCGTACAAGACCTAAAAAAGCAGAGCACCTACAAGAAGTGCTCTGCTTACGTTAATAACAAATTAAAAAGGACTCTAGTCTAGCTCGACTTTTTTGAGTAAAAATAGTCGGGAAATTTTTTCCCGAATTGCCAGAACTAGAAATCCAATTTTGACACCTAGTCTTCCTCTGCTAAACTTGCAAAGTAACTTAGTGCGTCATCATCACTAGTTTCCTTCTTGCTGAACTTAGGTGCAGAAGATGCTGCAACCTGCTCAACAGGAACTGGTTCAAACTGTTCCTCTGCCTGTGCTCTAAAAGCAGCAGGTGAAGGTGAACTATTGAGTACTGCGTTTAAACGAGTCTCTAGTTCTTCATATGTTTTGAACTGATCTTCAGCAGTAAATGCTGCTAAACTATGCTGCTCTTTGTAAGTAGCTTCAAGTTGAGAATCATCAGAACTTAAAGCACTAACAGCATCGAACTCGGAACTATCATAGTTCCAGAAACCAGCAACGGTCTTGATCTTTAACTTAAAGTTTGCTCCTTCCCAGAAGTCAAACACATTTACAGGAGTCTCGTCTTGAAACTCTGGCTGCATTGCGGCCATTACCTTGTCGAAAATCTTCTTACCGAACTTGTACAAGAATACCTTACCTTCATTTTCAGGGTTCTTAGGATCTTTAACAACAACAATGTTTGTGTAGTAAGTAAGCTTACGCTTCTGCTTACGAGCAATGTCCTTGTCTGATTCGTGACCACTATTCCACAACTTACGATTAACTTCACCAACAGGGTCTTTTTTGTTTTGTGTCGTTAAACTGTTTTCGATGTACCAACCGCCAGGTCCTTGGAAAGCATGTGAATATAACTTTGCCCAAGGAAGGTCTTCACCTTCTGGGGGAGGGAGAAATCTAATAACAGCGTAACCATTACCTGTATTATCTAACTCTGGTCTCCAGAACCTCTCGTCTTTACCGCCACCTGTTTGGGTGGACTTCTCTATCTCTTTCTGTAAAAAATCAAAATTTGCTTGAGATTTTCGTTTTAGATCTGCGAATGTCATATCAGATTGTTTTAGATTTATTTGGATTGTGTTTTTGGGGTGGGAGGTAGGAATAATGTATACCTACAAGTACAGGGCATTTCTACATAAGTAAATTTTTACTGTACCGCACGAGTCCTGTCTGGTTGGACAGTTCTGTTGTTACCAACAGCGAGCACCACCTCTGACTCATCACCTTAACTAGACCATTGCCAGCAAGTTTAATTCAGTCACTCCCGTATCAGGTAGCGAACCCGATATACTATTTATAGCATAAAAAAAGGGTCTCGTCAACCCTTTCCTTTATCTTCTTGTGTTTCTTTCAACATAAATTCGATTCTTTCTCTCAGTTGGTTGAACATCTCAGGCACAGTAAGATTTTCGTCAACACCCATGAGAACCACACCTTGTCTCATGTTCTCTATAACAGCACGAGCATCTTTATCATCACTCAACTTCATCCTGTTATACATGATCTCTTGCATCTCAAGAAGTCTTCTAAGTATAATTAAATATTCATCCTTCTTCTCTTTAGTAAGAACAGGAAAGCTTATAGCATATTTCATGAGGAGTTGTTGCATCTCCATCATCTCCTGTATCTCTCCTCTAACTAATTCTGATTTAAAAAATTCGGAAGTCATACTAACATTAATTTTGCTCTAGATGTACGTTTAATAAAGTTTAATTCTTGTGCATCATACTTTAGTTTTTCCTTTAAGGGTTTGGAAATTAGTTTAGGAACTGTTTCCAATTCAATCTCATTTTGATCACAGTAGTGAATTATAGCATCAATATAGTTCATATCTATATTATCAAAGACTATTCTTTCAACTTCCTGCGAAAACTTAGCCGCAGTCATAAATTTATCCTCTAATAGTTTGCTTTTTTCCATGTATATTATTGTATTCGTCTATGTATTTGAGAAGAGTAGTTAAGTACTCCCTCTTTACAGGACGAACCTCAACTTGTGTGTCTCCGTTTTCGCAAGAAACTATAGTTACCAACTGCTTAACATTAAGATCGTATCTTTCCTTGAGCATACATGCATATGCACACTCTTGAACAAAATAATCATAAAGATACTCTACCTTTTTTGGTTGAGCAGACGTTTTAAAATCTATAATTGATAGTTCCCCATCAAATTCTGCTATACAATCAACACGCCCTGCTAGTTTTAATGTGTCTGAATACAGAGCAGCTTCTTGTAAGTATACATTATTTATACGGTCTAAGCTTGCCTTGGAGTGGTGAAACATCACTACAGGTAGCGGAAACTTTTTATAATCATC